AGCAGGAATATCGTCTGCTACTTCTTCTGGTGTTGCTCCGGGAGGTGGGTCAGGTACATCGTCATCATCTTCTTCTTTGATAAACTCGACTTCCTTTTCGACTGAACCACCTTCTGCTTTCTTTAATGTACCAACAAAGTCTTCCACAGCGGAAAAGGCTTCCTCTGTCTGATCAGGACGTGGCTCAGGAACCGGAGGCTCATCAACCGCTACAGGGCGGCGTTCAGGGATAGGCGGGTTATCAACCGTAGTGCTTGACTGTTGTTCTTCTTCTGAACCTAATAGTCTGCGTAGTTTATCACCTACACTTTCCGCCACTCGCTCTAGAGTATCTACAGTTTCACCCACATATTCAGAAGCAGTATCGTACGCATCCCCGGCGTATTCAGAAACAGTATCGTAAGCATCCCCAACATACTCACCTACTGTATCTAGGAATCCAGATTCTTCCTCAGCCTGATCGCCAGTAACAGTGCCGGTATCAGAAGGAACGGTGTCATCTTCGGGGCGAAATGAATCCTCCGGCTGTTCCTGAGACAGCATCTGATCAGTCTGTGTATCCACGGGATTACTTTGGACGTAAGCGTTAACCCGTTCTTCGGCGGATCTTGTATAGTCAGCGGGGGTCCGAATAGAACCATTCTGCCGCCAATACTCTTGAGGAATCTGAGTATCTACCGGCTTACCGATCATAGAAGGGAGGAACACCGCCATATTTACATTGTGCTGAGATGGGTCATTTCGTAGATCACGTAACCGGCCAGCACCTAGATTATCAGCGGAGAAATACCGGCGAACGTATTCCATTTGCTCAACCGGAGTCATGCGGCTTAGTTCGTCGGTTGTTGTCCCTAGGTTTGCAGCGGTTCCCGGCATGAACTGAATCAGGCCTGTAGCCCCGCTACCTGCCTCGTTCTTTATTGAAGGATCAAGACGGCTTTCAGCATACATGGTATTCGCAAGATACATCGGGTCTACACCAAGATCGTTACCCAACGATTCGATACTGGCGGCAAAGTCTTGATCAATGCCGTACCGATCCATGATATCTTGTGCTGTACTAACCATTACTTATCCCTCTCCGCAGAACTTTGAATTTCAGCCTTCATGCTCTTAAGCCGTCTTAGGATTGACGCAGCCCCTTGTGCTCGATAGATAACGTGCGTATCTACAGACTGCTCCATAATCTTATATTGTTCTGAGATCTTCTCGTCCAGATAGATACCGATAAGTTCAGCAAAGTCTGGGTTGCTTACCAGGGGCAGAACATCTCGTGCGACTTTAGGGTTCATTACTGACCACCAGCCTGTAGCAGAGCCATTAGTTCAGGCGGGATGCCTTGACCACCGCCCTGTTGTGGCTGGCCTTGTTGGGGCTGAGGACCACCACCGGTCGGGAAGCCCTGCTCACCAGGAACAGGGGCTTGACCCACACCGATATTACCCCCACCTGTACCCATAGCATCCTGGCCGACAGCCGCTTCAGGTTGATCAGCTTGCATACGTTGCTGCATCTGCTTAAGTAGTTCAGCCTGACGGAAGGCTTCCTCGGGGCTGTTAGCAACCTTGTCCACATCAAGATCCATCGTAGCAGCAATCTCGCGCATGATGTAAGGGAACTTGGCAAACGGAGCAAGCACAGGGTTACTAGAGATCTGTAGGAAGCTGATAAGACGCTGTGACCGTACCTCATTCTGCATGAACGATTCAGTACCACGAGCGCGAACCTCTAGGTCACCCTTGATCTCAGGGTCGAAGTCGAACTGCATATTAAATGCAAACATTGCCTCACCCAAAGGACGAAGCAGATAATCATCAAAGTTCTTAATAACTGTACGGATCGAACCGGATGCCGCACCCATAAGCATAGAGATACCAGCCGCTGTTCGACCTGTACCACTTACACCGGTCTGACCATATGAGAAAGATGGTAGGCCAGAAGATTCGTCAGCAAGTACACGAGCCTTATCAAAGAGCATCATGTTTTCGCTGGACACGTTAGGGAACTTAGTACCGAAGATGGCCTGACCCGGTGCGCCACCCTGACGACGGAATACCTTACCAGGATACACAGTTAGATCCTGTCCAGGTGTCAGGTTCGACTCGTCCACCTCGATAAGCAGGTTACCGGATAGTACCGCGTTATCGACTGCCAGACGCATAAACCCGTTCATAAGAGTTTGAGTGTCGTCCATGTTCTCTGCTAGACCGACACCAAAGAATGAATAAGGATTAACCTCATACGGTGTAGCAAAGTACGGGATACGCTTAGGGGTAAACGGATTGATAACTAGGCGAAGTACCTCACCGTTACATACCCAACAGTTGACCTGTACTTCGTCATCATCTGCGTACTCATCTGGTAGTTCTAGGTTATTATCTTTAGCGATCTGGGCATCTACAGTACCCCAGAACTCTAGAACTTCATACCGCTCAATGTCAGAACCAGCATAAGCAGACCCACCATCTGACCCTTGGCTATCGTCAATATCGTTTTCCCACCACTCACGAACGTAGTTAGGACCGTCCTTAATAGCAGCCTCGATAGCGGACTTGCGGAAGTATGGGCGGTTCTTTAGGTTACGTAGTTGAGATCTGGTTAGTCTATGGCGCTCGACCACATAGTCGCAGTCGTACATGCTGTACGCATCCGGGTCCGGGTAAAAATTCCAGATAGAGGTGTATTCAACTTGGGGGACAGTCTTGATAATAGGATTGTACGTACCATCTTCATCCCAGTTAGGATATTCTTTATCAAAAGCAAACGGACCTTTCATAATACCGGTGCCAAAGGTGACACACTCGAAACAGCTAAACCGAAGATGTCTGGTGGCAGCGGATTCCTCTAGCTGATCCTTGATCTTCTTTTCCATCTTCTTAGCAGCTACATCTGCCGGATGGAATGTAATCGATGACGGGGTGACACCTGGACCTTCCTTAAGACCTTCGATGTCCTTAAGGTCATCTCTTAAAGCCCCTAAGTTTTCTTTCAAATCAACCGAAGTAGCACCCGGTTTTAGATCCTTACCGTCACCTGGGAACCCGTAACGATCTTCAAATTGCTGGACAACCTCCGCATCCTGCTTCTCTTTAGGATCGAAGTGAGCAGTATCAGCAATTCCTTCAGGTAGCGTAGTACGGTCAATACCGATGGGGAATCTATTCTGGCTGAACAGTACGTCGATAAGCTGACCATACGCGGCAAGTACCTTGGTCTTGGTTACCTTGATAAATACACGAGACTTCTCAGTTTCGGTAAACTGTACGTCAGGACCGTAGATACCTCTGTAGTTTCTGTAAGACTGTAGCCAACGAGACTCATCAAAGTAGCGAGCATCTTTAGCCCGTTCAAATCGATCCTCGACATAGCTGACCATATTGGTATATTGGCCGCGAGCTTCCTCGTCCCTATCGTCATCAAGGACGTTAATCTTGTCATTGTCGTATTCAGCCATATATACCTCTTTTAATAACCAAACCGGTTATCACTCGGTCGCCAAGTAGACTTCGGAGTATTTTCGAAAGCGGTCCGAATGTTTGTAGGTCTTGAAGAAACCATATACCTTAGAGCATCATAAGCGTGGTCTTCTGCTTTAGTATCTACGTCTTCCGGGTTGTTCTTATCCAACGGTAGAGAATTTAACTGGCGTATAAGGTTAGGGCAGTTTTCAAAAATCCTTAGCCTTGGTTCCTCAGTATCCTCATCAACCATAAGCCGCTTATGAATTTCGATCTTACCACTGATACGGGAACCCGGTGAACGGTCCGATGGTCTAAACCTGCACCCTTCGGCATTTAGCATCTCAGCGATAGAAGGGCCCCGATCACCTCGTCTAGCCCAACAGCTACTATCTAGAACTGCATCGTAGATCTTGCCGTCGCCAGACTCTACTTCACGAATCATGCGACCTAACTGGTCTGCGGTTACCTTGCTGACATATAACTCACGATAGATCCAGATATTATTATCGTAGTCTACCGCACCCCATAGAATAGCCGAAGGTGAAGAAAACCCAAAGTCTGCTGCACGAATCCTAGTCCAACCATTAGGTACTTCAAACGGTTCAACAACATGGGTGGATCTACTGAACTCTGAAAAGGCTCCGTCTTCTACTACATCCCAGTCACCGTAGAGAAACTGCTTACGCTTGACTTCCGGTAGGGATGCCAGCATTGCGATATAGCTGGAATCTTGAGTGAGATATGGGTTATCCCAGACCGAAGCAGGGATAAACTTTCTGGTGATCTCGGTAGAAAGTGTTCTACCTTCTAATTCGTATTCGACCTTTTCCGAGAACCGGGTATTTGGTTTACACGGTTCGATAAACAATTCTTTAACCCAGCGGCTACCTCTGTTTCCAGGGTTGCCTGTAGCTCGCATATGTAACGGAATACTTGGATCAGCAGACCGGAGAGAGGATCTTAAGAAGTGCCAAACATCCGGCGAGTCATACTGAGGTAACTCGTCAACCCCGATCCATGAGTATGATTGACCCTGGTATCGTAGCACATCTTGTAGGTTTTCGCAATACCCAAATTCAATACGTGCGCCACCTGGAAAGTGCCAAGTATTCTCCTGAGTCTTGAACTTAGCACCGGGAACAGCTTTAGGGTATAACTGTTGAGTCTGGAAAATCACATCCCGTAGTTCAGGCATAGACC